CATGTTGCAATTCAGGGTAAATATCCATCATTAGGGTATAAATTTCATGTTGCATTTGATAGCGTGTCATGACTGCTCCCATGTTCTTGAATTGTATTCGTCAATAATCTCTCTGAGGGTTTGCTTATCGTATCCAATCGCATTCATGAGAATGTTATACAAATACTCGGCGTCTCCCTCTTCCAAGCCCGCTTTGATTGTGGTGATATCGTCCGCTATTAAGCGGTCTATCATGCTACTTCTGTCCATGTTATCTCCTTATCTTCCATTTGGTCTTCAATCGTATAAGCGTTGCCTGTTGCCATGTAATACATATTCGCCTCACCAAAAGCATCTTTGAGCGTTGCAAACTCGCCTAAAAGCGTTCCATTGTGGTTATAAACCTTCCATCTAAACATTTTCTTCTCCTCTTAATTCGTATCTAACGTCCATGCCACCCATACCCCAATCTAAATCACCTCCGCAAATCATATCTTCTGCTTTGCCGTCCGCCTCTTCTCTACTTTCGGCATCAATTTCTACTTCTAAAACGGTCTCTTCAATCAAGTTATAGTAATACTTCGTCATTTTTGACCTCCTCGTGATAACTTTCTGAATCTATATAATCGGGATTTTGCCAGTCAATCTTATCTTCCAAAACAATAGCATTAAACTTTTCTCTTGCTTCAGATGTGCAAGTAGCTTCAATTTCTACATCAAAATATTCTTTATGAATATAAGTGAAAACATATTTAGGCATTTTCTAGCTCCTCATAATCAAAATGGGTAATAATAAAATCACCACTTCCATTCTTAACTAATTCTAAAAACTCACTTTCGGTGCAATAATAAAGAATAGCCTCATCCGATATACCAAAACTATCGGTATCATTTTCTTCATCGTATTGTCCAAAACTGATGTATCTAAACCCTTTCGCAAGGTCATCTTGCCATTCAATATCGCACCATGCGCCTATTCTCATTTTTGCACCTCATGCTCTCTCTGTTGCCATTTAGGAATGCGACACTTTGCGCCATTACTTGCTATAAAAAAGGTCTTTCTGCCATCCTTTTTAAGCGTAAATGTATCGTCTTTAAATGTGCCAAAATTAAGCGGGCGTGTGAATTTAATGGTCAATCCATCCGGCACTTTAACCTTTGGCATCTTCTCTAAACACTTATCCCTCCATAACCTAGCATTACCCTCAACTTGTGGGTTAAGGGCGTCTAGCTTCTTAATCATGGATATCGGCGCATCATAGTAATAAGGCATCATTTCCTCTGCCATATCCTTATAAGCCCATTCAGTAGGGCTAAATGACATCAGAATAACCATTCCTACGCTACTCCAACTCTTATCCTCTCTTACATGGGTATAAATACCATATGCCGTATTACCTCGAATAGAGATATCGTGCAATTCCCATGACGGCGAGCCTGCCTGATTAAATTCCTCTTCCAGCCATCTTTTCTTATCCCCATGGTAAGGGGGTTGCATTCCAGTCCATCCCATCATCTTCTCCTCTGTTAAGCGTTAACCTCAATAGCCTCATACTTAAAACAATAGCCTCATACTACTAACAACAATTTAGCCTCATACTACTAACAACAATTTAGCCTCATACTACTAACAAAAACATAGGGATAAACCCTAATCCAAAACCCTCATTTCTAAGGGTTTCAGATTGTGGTTTATTGCAGTTTGCTTAGGTCGTCTCGGGCGTCAATCAATAAATCCCAGCATAAATTAAAATCGGGGTCATGCTTGGGGTCGGTGTCGAGATACTTTTCCAAGTCCGTTATAAGGGCTAAAAGGTAGTCTATTTGTGTCATCAGTCCATCCATCCGTCATAATATTGTGCCTTGATACCCTTGCTCTCTAAATATGCAAGGGCGTTATCTTTTGAGCGTTGAGCGGATAGATTACCCTGCACCCAGTCGCACCTAGTAATGGTTAGCTCTTGGGGTTTGCGCTTACCCTTTGCGACATACCATACCCTAAACCCTTTCCCGCCGGTGCAAGTGCCTAAGTCCTGCGCTCCTTGATATTGCCATTGTTCATGCCATATATTGCCCGCAATAGTGCCATGGGTTTTTAAGCTCTCTAGCTCTGTGGGCGTGTATGCCTCAATCGTGCCGTTGTAAGTGTTGCAAATTTTCATAATTCATACTCCACAAGTGTATTAAGTTGATAATCTCTAACTGCATAACCCATAATTGACGGGTCAATTTCTCGAATAGCTAAATGCTCCATGTATAAATGAGCGTTTTCTTCATCCGTAAATTGTGCGATAGCCTCGCTTTTTCCTGCCTTGTTTCTATATACAGTAAACATAATTACTCCCAAAAATGACGGAGTGCGCTAAATAATTGATAAAAGGCATAAAAGCCCGCTAATACTACTAAAGCATTTAAAATGGTTTCTTTTAAGTCGGTCATCATTTCCCCTTTAATCTAAAATGCATTCTCTGAGTGTTCGCATCTCATCCGTCCAGCTTTGCCCGCAAATATAGGACGCCTCGCCGTCATTAAAAACAATGCGGGAATATATGCCAAAGTTGTTCCAGCATGACAGTGGCAAATCCATCCGGCGGGACAATTTCTCTTTTGTTTTGCCCCTGCATCCTGAGCCAATTAAGCGCAAAATCTCGCTTTTTTGTTCATCTGTCAATTCTGTTGGAATGTCTTTGGCGTCATGTTTGGCGCACCAAATCCGGTTTGATAAGTTATCGTTCATTTTTTGCTCCCTGTAATTAGTGAAAATAAAACCCATAAAACATAAAAGCCCGCAATAATAAGGGTAAACCCTAAGCCCTGTAATATCAGGCTAAGGGCATCCCTATAAAAATAATCCCACTGGCTCATTTAAAAAGCTCCGTCTGTGTAATGTGAAAAACTGCACCGGTGGTCGGTCTAATTGCCTCTAATCCGGTCTTTTTATCGGTGTATTTAATCCAGCTAGTTACCTTTACGCCTGTTTCGCCTTTTTTAACTTTGCGACCAAGTGCGTTCCACGCTGGAAGGGTCAAAACATTTTCCCGTGGGATAATCTCTCCGGATGGTATGCCCTTAGCAATCATCCCTCTATAAATGGCGTCATAGTTAAGTGCGCTAGTGTTGCCCCTTGCCCTGCTCAGTGCCTCTAATTGATATTCTGTTTTCATTGTGTCTAGTCCTCTGTTAAGTGTGTTTGACTGCTTACTGCACAAGTAGATTAAAGCCGTTTTACTATTAAAAAATTGACCTAGGTCAAGAAAATGACAAATAGTTTTTCACAATGTGATAAAGTTTTAATTCATTCCAAAATTAAAAGGGCGCAAGTTTAACCCTGCTGGGATGGTTTAATAACTGCTCTCATATAGAGAGATACTGTATAGATAACCAGTACTGTGCATTTATACAGTTATCCTGATATACTCCTAACCATGTTCCGATTGTTTTCCCGTCATGTTCTTATTTATACCTTATGAGATTACCCAAATTAACTAAAGCTCAGATAAGCGAAGCACTGGAGCAGATGCCCATGCACCAAATATTAAACGTGGATAAAAACTCGATGACTTCTAAGCAGTTTGCATTTTGTGAGCATTTAGCAAGGGGAGACACTAAAGCGGGCGCATATAGAAAAGCGTATAACAGCAAGGGCAAAAGTAAGACTATGGCAAACAACGGGCATAAGCTGGCAAGTCGTGGGGATATCCAAGCGATAACAGAGGCTATTAAGCTGGCTATTGAGTGGGAGAAACAGTATACAGCAGGACAAATAAGGTCATTAGTGGCTCATAGGCTCACTGTGGAAGCATTGGCGGAGGATAGCAACCCTTCCGTACGTGTCAACGCTCTTAAGGCGCTGGGAACGGTAGCGGGAGTGGATAGCTTTATTCACCGGTCTGAGACGAAGGTAGTTAAGGATAGCGATAAAGCAAAGGATGAGCTCTTATCCATGCTTAAACAAGCCCTAAATGATAACGCCCGTACCATTGACCAATCCGATAGCGACATTGACGCACTGATGCGGGAGATTGACGGGGGTTTGGCGAATGCGGGAGGCGAGATTAGCGACCCCCATACACCCCTTTTAGCAGAAGGGACTCCGGAGTCTATACTACATACTATTTCCAACACTCAATCACCATCCAAAAGTAAGGGTACCCCCATTGCTTCCAAAGACGAGCCAAATAAATAGTCTATATAGAAACACCCCCCGTCGTTGTTTTTTTACAACATAGGGTGGGGGGTATATATTTTGGAAAAAATGCTTAATGAACTCAAAGCAATGCAACGGATAGACTATGTACCAGAATCTGTCGGATATAAGCTATTAGATGATGTTATTGCCCTATTAACCCTATTAAATGACTCAGAAGAGTTATGTAAAAGACCAGTAGAAGTGTTTAGAAAATGAGAAATTTAAAGGATGTGAAGTACGAATTTGATTGGGCGATTGATAGATTAGAGCAGTACGCCCGCCTAGTGGAGTTTTTGAGCCACGAGCATAGTTGTTTAATTAAAGAGCAGCAGGACGCTGAAAGAGTAGCAGCAGTACAAACCCATAAACTGATAGAGAGGATTAGAAATGATAAGAACATACATAAATGAAGAAGATGGATTGGTATGCATTAAATGTGCCAAACAGTTTATAGACCCAGTAGATGATGTTAAGATTATGAATCTAATATCAGAAATGCCGGAATCCCCTAATAACGAAGAACTCTACGAATTTGCCCGTAAAGTAATCGAGGTAGCCCAACATGATTGAAGCCATAGTTAAGCCACAGCCCCTAGATAATGATGTAGCCGTAGTCAAGATACTACAGTTAATGGGTCAGCTCTCTGTAGGAGATATTAAGTATCTTCTTTCTGTAGCGTCTCAAATCTATGATGCCATCAATATCTCAGCGCCCGCACAACATTGGGTGCTTGGAGAAAAAGTGGCGTCTGACCGTCATTGGGAATCTCATCTATGAGGGATTTCGTCTATTCCATCATTGGAATGGTAGTAATCTATATCGCCCTATCTATACTGTTATGACAGAAAAACAACAATATATCTATACGATTATTGACTCTTGGTGGAACCGTTATGGTTTTGCGCCCTCGATTCAAAATATCATGGATATTACAGGGGATAAGTCTAAAGGTAATATTCATCGGATTATTATCCGTCTGTGTGAATTGGGACACTGTAAGCGTCTACCCAATACGGCAAGGTCTGTACGACCGTCCTATATTAAAATGAAGCGCCCTAAATGAATTTAACGGAAATTGTTAAAAATCTAGACCCAGCGCAGCAAGCTGCCTTTATGGAGGCGGCGGAAGTCTATCTTAGCTCCAAGAAGCGGGAAAAAGCCCATACAGACTTTATGACCTTTGTCCATGAAATGTGGCCCGGGTTTATTAATGGCGCCCATCATAAGGTGATGGCTAAGAAATTTGAGGAGATAGCAAGTGGAAAGATTAAACGCCTTATCATCAATATGCCGCCACGCCACACAAAATCCGAGTTTGCTAGTTATATGCTTCCTGCTTGGTTTCTTGGCAAATATCCCAATAAAAAGATTATTCAATGTTCTAACACGGCTGAATTAGCTGTTGGCTTTGGACGAAAGGTCCGTAACTTAGTAGGAAGTGAACAATATGCCAAAATTTTTCCAGATGTCAATCTTCGGTCAGATAGTAAAGCTGCTGGTCGTTGGTCTACTAATGCTAACGGCGAGTATTTTGCTATTGGTGTTGGCGGTACCGTTACAGGTAAGGGCGCAGATTTGCTCATTATTGACGACCCGCACTCAGAACAAGAAGCAGCCATAGCAGCCACGAATCCTGAGGTCTACGATAAGGTCTATGAGTGGTACTCCTCAGGTCCACGTCAGCGTCTACAGCCCGGGGGGTCTATTATCGTAGTGCAAACCAGATGGGCAAAAAAAGATTTAACGGGAAAAATTATTAAATCTTCTATAGAGAAAGATGGAGATATTTGGGAGGTTGTAGAGTTTCCAGCAATCCTACCTTCTGGGCGCGCACTTTGGCCTGAGTTTTGGGATATCAAAGAGTTGGAGGTTCTAAAAGAAGAACTGCCAATTTCCAAGTGGCAAGCACAGTACCAACAACAACCGACCTCCGAAGAGGGCGCATTAGTCAAAAGAGAGTGGTGGCGCATCTGGGAGAATGATTATCCACCAATGTGTCAGTTTGTTATCCAATCTTGGGATACGGCGTTTACTAAGAACGAGCGTTCAGACTATTCAGCTTGCACTACATGGGGTGTTTTCTATAAAGATGAGAACGAGAATGACCCTAACATTATCTTGCTAGACGCTTATAAGGCACGACTAGAGTTCCCAGAGTTAAAGGAAAAAGCCTTTGATATGTACAGGGAATTTGCGCCAGATGCGTTTATCGTGGAAGGAAAGGCGTCAGGACTGCCGTTAATCGGAGAATTAAGAAGAATGGGTATTCCTGTATCCGAGTTTACCCCAACCCGTGGAAATGATAAAATCGCGAGATTGAACTCGGTAACAGATTTATTTGCGTCTGGCAAAGTATGGGCGCCAGAAAAAAGATGGGCAGAAGAAGTAATTGAAGAGATGGCTTCCTTCCCTAATTCGGACCACGATGACTTAGTAGACTCCTCTACACAAGCATTAATTCGATTTAGGCAGGGTGGTTTCATTCGATTGCCCAGTGATGAACCAGAAGAACCGCAGTATTTTAAATCCAAGCGTAACGCAGGATATTATTAATGACATATGAAGAAGAGCTTTTAAGTGCAGCAAAAAGGGATTACCCCTTTATCTCACAGCATGACCCCATTATCATTACTGGTGATTCTGGAGAAGGCTACGCTGAAACTTGGCCACCATATGAAGAAGGCCCAGAAAACAATAGACCAAAAGAGTTTCCAATAGATAAAACAGGTATAGTTATTGGTAGTCCAGAAGAATTTAGTCACCATGATTTAGCTGGCGAAATACTGCATGTTGACCCAATGTCTCATGCTACTCGTGAAAATTTAATGAAGTCTTGGACTCCACACCAATTAACAGAATTAGAGAAGCAATCTAGGGATTGGCAAACAACTTTAAATGAAGGTCGTCCTGTAGAGCATGCAATACGCAACGCAACAGACGCTGCAATTCGTGGATACATACTAAATCAATGGCCTGATGACGCAAACAAAAGATTAAATTACAGACCAGAACAAATTGAGAAGTTAGAAAATTTAAAAACATATATGACATCAGAGCCATCAAACATGAAGCATGGTGGAGCAATAGACAAGCCTATAAAAGGCGGATTAAAGTTAATTTAAGGAAAAAATATTATGGCAATTGATAAAGCTCTCTACCAAGCACCCGAAGGCATTGATGCCTTGGCAGCCAAAGAACAACCACTAGAGATTGAGGTGGTAAATCCAGATGAAATTACCATTGGAATGGATGGATTAGAGATTACTTTAACGCCAGACGATGAAAAAACAGATGATTTCTATGCCAACTTGGCAGAAGAAATTGATGACCGCGCCCTTTCAAGCATGGCAAGCGAGCTTTTAGAGGGTTTTGAAGGTGATATAGCCTCTAGAAAAGACTGGATTCAGACTTATGTAGACGGATTAGAGCTATTGGGTCTAAAGATTGAGGAAAGAAGTGAGCCATGGGAAGGTGCTTGCGGTGTTTATCACCCATTACTGTCCGAAGCCTTGGTGAAATTCCAAGCAGAAACCATGATGTCTATCTTCCCAGCGTCTGGTCCAGTCAAAACACACGTCATTGGCAAGGAAACACCTGACAAAAAAGCTGCGGCGGAACGGGTTCAGGACGATATGAACTACGAACTGACCGAAGTCATGCAAGAATACCGTCCAGAAATGGAAAGAATGCTTTGGGGCTTGGGTTTAGCTGGTAATGCGTTCAAAAAAGTCTATGAAGATGCACAATTAGGACGTCAAGTCTCTATGTACGTCCCAGCAGAAGACATGGTTGTGCCGTATGGCGCCTCTAGTCTAGAGTCTGCTGACCGTGTAACCCATGTGATGCGCAAAACAGAAAATGAAATGCGGGCATTACAGGTTTCAGGGTTCTATCGTGACATAGATTTGGGCGAGCCAGTCAATGTACTGGATGAAGTAGAGAAAAAGATTGCAGAAAAGCTAGGATTTAGAGCCAGCACAGATGACCGTTTCAAAGTTTTAGAGATGCACGTCAACCTAGACCTAGAAGGTTACGAACATACCGACAAAGAAGGGAATGCCACTGGAATCGCCCTACCTTATATCGTCACTATTGAAAAAGGCAGCAACACCGTCTTATCAATTCGCAGAAATTGGGAGCCAGATGATGAAAAACATCAAAAACTGCAACATTTCGTACACTATGGGTATATTCCCGGTTTTGGTTTTTACTGTTTTGGTCTTATCCATCTTATCGGTGCTTATGCTAAATCTGGTACTTCCCTTATCCGCCAACTTGTTGACGCAGGCTCCCTCGCAAATCTGCCGGGTGGCTTTAAGACCCGTGGCTTGCGTGTTAAAGGAGACGACACACCGATAGCACCGGGCGAATTCCG